TGCTGACATGGGCGCAAACCTAAGCAACCCATACGCTCCAAAGCCCGGTGACTTCAAAATGCACGGTGAAAAGACTGTGGGCGAAGATGGTGATGACCTAGCTACCTTCCAAGGTGGCGATACTTGGCCAAACCTCAAAAACCCATATTTGCCTGATCACGGTATGAGCATGGCAGATAGCACCAAACTCCTAGACGGCAAAAACTAATCCTTTAAGGAGAACCTGTGAAAGAATATCTACTCATAGATTGTTGCACACACGGTACTTTGGAACTGTCCCTAAACGAATCTTCCGAAAGAGGATTAACAAAGTTTAGGGGCAAATTCCAAGAAGCCGATGCTGTAAATAAAAACAAAAGAATGTACACCTATGATGTACTAAATGAGAATGTAAAGAAATTGCAAGAATGTATTAAAGCTAGAGGATTAGTAGGAGAATTGGATCACCCCGAAGATTCTATCATCCACTTTGAAAAAGCCTCACATGTCATCACCAAAGTTTGGTGGGAAGGACAAGTACTTATGGGCGAAGGAGAAATCCTCAATACCCCACATGGAAAAATCCTCAAAGCCCTAATCAATGATGGCGTTCGTGTAGGAGTTAGCAGCAGAGGCGTTGGTAACGGCAAAGTGAATGAAAACGGCATCCTTGTTATCGATGAGTCCTATAAACTCATCACCTTCGATGTCGTTGCTGATCCTTCAACTTTCGCTGCTTTTCAGCAGAAGGTCACATCAACTACCAAGGAGAGTCAGGAGTACTCCCCTCAAAGAGTTGAAAAATCCCAGAAAAAAAATGAGACTCAAAGCATACATAAAGTAAACAAAGATGCTCTGATTGCTTGTCTGGGCGGAATTGTAAGAGAAAAAACTAACAACATCAAAATGAGGTTAGGCTAATGGATACTAAGATTATTGATTCGTTGAAGAAAATTCTCCCTGAAGAGCAAGTGAACGAAGTCGCTTCTGCTATTTCCGATATGCTTTCAGAATCACAGGAGAATCTTGAGCAAGAGTACAACAAGAACCTTGAAGAAGCTTATTCCCAACTTTCAGGCGAACTAGCCGAAGCTGAGAAAACAGCTTACCAAGGTTACCAAGAGGCTTATGAGATCATCAATGATCTACGAAGCCGCCTTGAAGTACAAAAGGCAGAGTTTGAGAAAACCTTGGAAGAAGGCTACGAAGAAGCCTATCAGATGATCCTTGCTGAAAGAAACAGCAAGTCCAAGGTAGAAGTCGATCTTTATGAAGAATACGACCAAAAACAAGCCGAGATGAAGAACTACATTGTCGAGAAGGTAGACCAGTTCCTACAGCTTAAGGGCGGAGAAATCTACGAACAAGCTCGCCACGACCTAATGAACGATCCTCGTATCGTTGAACACAAGGTCGCTCTCGACAAGATCGTTAATACCGTCAGCAACTACTTGTCTGACGAGGAGAGAACCTTCGCTACTTCCTCCAAGTTGGATGAAGCTACCAAGGCTATCGATGAACTTAAGGGCCAAATTAGAATGCTTGAAGCCCGTAACATCAGACTCTCCACCGACAACACTCGCCTAAACGAGACCGTTCGCAAAACCAACAATGTTCTAACAGAGTCCCGCAAAGTGGCCGCTGTTGAAACAAAGAAGGCCAGAGTATTAACTGAGCAGAAAGAAAGAGTCACAAAGACAAAGAATGTAAGCGGGAGAGGATCTATTAACACCGAAAATGTTCAAGTTATTGCGGAATATAACTCAAACAACGGTGAAGCTAACGAGTTACTCATTCTATCAGGCGTTAAGAAAAACAAGAACTAATTAAGGAGTTACACAGATGAACGCTAATGCAAGATTTCTAAATGAAGCTAAGGAGCTAGAGGCTCGTTGGGCAAAGACAGGTATCCTCAAGGGGATCGATTGCCCCTATGTCCGTAGCTCAACAGCCGTTCTCCTAGAGAACCAGAGACTAATCAACGAAGTCGCTACCGACACCGCTGATGTCGCTCAATTCAAGAGAATTTCTATTCCTCTTGTCCGTCGTATTTATCCCCAGTTGATTGCTAACAAAATCGTTAGCGTTCAGCCACTACTTGGCCCAACTGGTCTAGTCTATTATCTCCGTTTCCGTTACGGATCAAACAAGGGTGCTATTCAGGGTGCTACCAACTCTAATGGCTTCCCCGCTGACGATGTCAACTCTCTCCAGCAGCTTGCTTCTGGTGATGCTAATCTAGACATCTTCTACAGCAGCCAGTTCGTTCAGAACGAAACAACTGTCTCCGCTGCCGCCGCCGCTAGCACAACTGTTAGCTACGGCAACCTACAGCACACACCTGTTCTAGCTGGAACCATCACCGGAACCATCTATTACAACGCTGGCGCAGTTCAGACTTTCGTTGTTTCCTCCGCTGGCTCCTTCAGCTTCAGCACAGTAAGCGGCGCAATCCTCTGCACAGGTGGTTCACTCGACCTAAACACAGGTGCCCTAGCCCTTACTTGGAACGGTTCAGCCGCTGGTCTATCTTCCTATGTCGTTCTCTCCTACGAGTACAACATGGAATGCAACCAAGACCTTCCTGAGATCAATCTAGTCATTGAATCAGAAGAAATCGCTGCTAAGACCCGTAAGCTCAAGGCTGTATGGTCCTACGAAGCACAGCAAGACCTCCGCTCACAGCACAATCTTGATGCTGAAGCCGAGCTAACCGCTGTTCTCGCTCAGGAAATCAACCTTGAAATCGACCGTGAGTGCGTTCAAGACCTTCGTCAGAACGCCGGTACTGTCGCCGCTTGGGACTTGGCTACCGCTCTTGGTGATACCATCAAGGAAAAGTACGAAGCCCTCTATGTTAAGATCGTTGAGGTCTCCAATGTCATCCATCGTAAGACATTGCGTGGTGGTGCTAACTTCTTGGTCACAAGCCCCGAAGTTGCTTCTATCTTCGAAACAGCTACCGCTGGCTTCGCTCCTGCTCCTTCTGAAACCTTCACAAGCAGCTTGGGCATTCAGTATGTCGGCACAGTAGCCAATCGCTACCGCCTCTACAAAGACCCACTATTCCCAACCAACCAGATTCTCATGGGATACAAGGGCGACAGCTACATGGACAGTGGATATTTCTACTGCCCCTATGTACCACTAACACAAACACCAGTTGTGCTAGATCCAGAGTCTTTTTGTCCTCGAAAAGGTATACTCACAAGGTACGGAAAAAAGTTATTAAGGGAGGGGGCAAAATTCTATGCCAGACTCTCGATTGCCAACTTTGTTGTGTAACGGATATTAATACTACAAGTATCG